GATGGTTTGTCTCCAATCCTTTTGGAACCTATCAAAGTAACAAACCGAGCCGTTTTTATCTAGTCCTATGATTACAGTAAAGTCAACCGACTTCGCCAAATCAATCCCAAACGCAATAGGAGGCTCATAGCTGAGTTCAAACGTACATTGCTTGATATAACTACTCCCAAAAGGATTAGCCGCATTTTCAGCCGGATTTGCCATATACTCTTGTTCGAATACAACTTCTGGTAACTGAAGCCTGGCATCATCTATTTCGGTTTTGTCAATATGTGGGTTATCGTAAGTGGTAAACTTAAAAGATTGCCAATCGGGTTCTCCAGATTTAAGGAATAAAGAGTAAAAGAAGTTCTTACCTTTTGGTGTAGAGATAAACAAGGCTCTTCCTTTGTAGTCGGTTAGGGTAGGTCGGATAGAGTTTAGCCATCCGTTTTCAAGGTCTGGAATAAACGAAGCCTCATCTATAACTCCGAAGTGAAACTTCCTACCACGAAGGTTATCTAATCGCTCCCCAGTAAAGAAATAAACCGCTCCCCCATTTGGGAACTTAATTGATAGTTCTGATTTGTTGGCTTCAAAGGGTACGGCTTTTGCTAATTGGTCAAAGAATACACGTGCTAGATTGTAAGTAGGGGTAACATAAAATACTTGTTTGCCTTGTAAAGCATTGACAATGATTTCTATTTGTGAAAGTTCGCTCTTTCCAAACCTTCGCCCTGCCATTACAACTCTAAACCTACTTGTGCTATCAAGTATTGCTTGTTGATTAATATGTGGTTGTGGCAATTCTATTCTCATATCTCTTTATTGAGCATATCCCCCCTATATCCGTAGAAGTAGCACAAAGCACTTTTACAAATATAGAGGGTTAATATATTTCGGCTACCTCTATCAATCAGTTCCCATTCTTTACCACCACATCCGCTCGTGGGTTTATTCGGCATATCTATTCTAGCTTCTACGTCAAGAGTTGTCGGGGGATAGGACATTGCTCTCACTTTTTGCCTACATAACGGAATGAACTGAAGAATTTTATTTTTTAGAAGCCGTTCTAAATGGAGTAAAACTCGGAAAAAACCTATGTTGCTTATAAATAGCAAATTATATTTTTATGTATCATATAGAAAAAAAATTTGTAGGGTATTTAGGAAAGTTAACATAGGCATTCCCATTGTTCGCTAGAACGGCATAGCTCCCTACTGGATTACTCCAAGAACAAATTTATAATATCGTTTTGCCATTTACAAATACTACCTCAATCCTTGAATCGGTGCTAACTTGTTGAACCTCTTTCGGTTTTCCATACACGCGGGTTAATAAGGTTTCTACCGAATATAAGCTACCCTTCTCTAAACTCTTCCTCATAGCATTGGCGATTGTCTTTTCTAGGATTGTAGCCTTTGGGTTATCCCAAACTTCTTTAAGGTCATCTAAATCCATCTGAAGCATAACTTGGATAGTATCGTTAATCTCGGATAGCTTATACCCTTGCTCCCTTAAAAGGGTAATATACTTCTTCGGTCTGCCGTTAGGGTTAGCTACCTCGCCTTTTTTAAAAGGCTTTAAGTTTTGATTGTTAGCCATTTCTCTCTATTATCTCACTATTATTGAGCGGTAGGGTGGTATTGCACCCCTTCTTTCAACTGGAATGTTGAACGCATTACTTTTATGCTTCTACCGCTTGTTTCTTTGGATAAGGTTTTGCTAGTTTATTACACATAGATAGCAAATTCTTATCTAAAGGATAAATATATTTTCTTTTACCTGCTAATTTTCTTTTTATTTCTCCCTTTCCGTGTCTTGAATGTACCCATTTACCATTAATTAAAAACTCATATCCACTACTTTCACTTTCATTAATAAAATACCAATTTGTGGCTTGATAGATAGTCCCATAATGGTTTTGTCCTTTATCACTATAAGAAACCAAAAGTTTAACAGTTGGGCAATCCTTTTTTATTAATTTCATTGATATAGCTAATGCTTTAGAGGTTATTTCTTGTTTTGAATTTAATGCGACTCTTCGTAATTCTAAAACCTTCCCATTTTGTAAAGAAAATTCTGGAACTATATTAGGAGAATTTGGATAACCATACATAATAACACCACACCATTCATTTTTATCATTAAAAACAGAATAGGATATATTAGAACTCGTAGGTATTCTTTTTGAATAATGAAAATTCATACAAGCGTAAACAATGGCTTTTCTTGATGCTTTCTCTAATCTCATATTTCTCCGGCTGATATTGAAAAATAAGCTTTTGGATATTTTCTATCTATTAGTTCTCGTATATCTATTTCTGCTTGTTGTAGGTCTTCTACTGCTTCAAAAGTAATTTTCATAGTCGGCGGCTTATTCTTTTCTTCTCCTATTAATTCATCTTCTGAAGGTGGAATAGCAAATCCTGGAATATCTAACCCCCATTCTTGTAGCTTTTCTGATTCCCAATTATTTGCCAAATCGTTCCAATCCCATTCCCCGAAGCCTACGTTATCTTTAATGATAAATTCTTTTTGTTGTTCTTCTGTTAGCTCGGATGCTTTTATAATATGAACTTCTTTTAATCCGGCTTCTTGACAAGCCTTTAATCGCATATTCCCACCCAAGACAATCATTTCTTCGTTTACTACGATAGGTCTAATCTCAAGCATTTGCGGGAACTCTTGAATTGACTTAACGAGTTTTTTAAACTTTTCATCCTTAATAATTCTTGGATTATTAGGATTGGCTTTTACTTTCGAGATTGGTATTAATTCAGATTTCATATTCGTTTAGGAAGATAGTGTAATCGTTGTTATCTTGGTATTTTTGTGTTTCTCTTGCCCATAAGTAATCACACTTACTCAAGCCTTCATCTTTCATTTTTCTGTATGGAGTATCTTGACCGACATCGTGTCCTATGTGTTCAGACCTTAAATGGTGCAAATAGTAGTTTATGTGACCGGTCATCTTTAACCGATAAGCATAATCAGAATCTTGCATTCCGTAGGGGTCGTAAGCCTCATTAAAATATCCAATCTTTTCTATTGCCGACATCGGTATTAAGACATTTCCAAAGGAAGCATCTTGGGGGTGTATTTGGATTCCGTTTATTGTTTGTAAAGGATTAATTCCTTCTACGCAATGTATTCCGCACATCCCAGTATTTGGGATATTTAAAGCTGCTTCTACCATTCTTAAAAGCCAATTGTCTGGCATCAAAATATCATTAGCCATTGTTACCACCGCATCAAAGGCTTTGCTTCTTGATATTCCGTAGTTTAATGCTCTTGATATTCCTTTCATTCCTACTTGAGTAAAAGAAAAATCATACCCCGCGTTAGAGAAGTTTTTGTTCTTTACTTGCTCTGTAAAGGTGTGTCTTTCGTAATCTAAAAAAATAATATTAACGAGCATTTAATCCTATTTCTTTTACAGGTACTCCTGCGTATTTATGAAAAGGTTTTAGAATAGATTTCTTACCTACAAAAGCAGAAGCACCAATCATACAACCTTCAGGTATTCTTAATTTCTGATGTATAACTGCGTTTAGTCCTATGTTACAATTCCTTTCGATTATTGAATGCCCACCTATCATAGCACCACAACTTAAAGTAACTCCTTCTGCTAAAATAGCATCGTGCCCTACGTGACTTTTTTTAAGCAACAAACAATTCTGCCCTATAATAGTCCTTTTGTCTGTACCCGAATCCACAGTAACCAATCCTGTTAATCTTGCTCCGCTCATTATTAGGACTAACCCTTCAATATGCTCATATCCTTTCCATTCGGGGGGCGAACCAATAATACAATACTCCCCAATGTAAGCACCGGGTTCGATAATTACTCCGGGATAGATTATTGCGGTTTCGTGTATAAACATTAGTTCGCTATTTTGAGATAATTAAGTTCTTCCTTGCCCACGATAGTTACGTTCCTTTCTATTATGTTTATTATGTCCTTTATGAGCCTTTCCTTTTCTTCGCTTTCCGAAAGTTGTCTTTCCAATAGTTCCTGATTTAGCCATAACTCAATTACCATTCATTGATTGATATAATTGTTTTCTTTTCTCGTTTACTTTAAATAAACTAAAGTTTGCAACTGCCCATTCGAATAGTTCCAAACCTTTCTCCTGTCTATAAATAGCATCTTGCGTGACTTTTTTAATCTCCTTGTACCAATCGCCTTGCTGATTAATCTGAATCATTGGCGAGTTTAAATAAGGTTCAACGTGACTACCAATAACAGGAATCTTCTTTGAAGCAGCTTCTAATAGTTTTAGATTGGATTTCATTGAATTAAACTTTGTTGCTCTTAACGGAACAATTGAACAATCCGCATCGTTATAGAAGTTCATATACTCCGTAACTGGAAGGAATCTTCTTGTGTCTCCTAACTTTAAACCACAAGTAAAGTTTGAAATCATCCTATGCCAAATAGCAGCAGAGCCTTCCCCAGAATCATCAAAGCCACAAAGTTGAAAGTACACTTTACTTTTTAAATATGAGTCGGAAGCTACTTTTTTAAAAGGGAACTGAATTAACTTAATATCCTCTTCGTGTGTTATTGAGCCAGTATATACAAACTTAACTTTATCGGTGTACTCTCTAACATCTGTAAATTGGTCATTGCCATACGGAAGTGCATTCGGTAGAATAGCCACATTTGAGTTTATAGGTCTAATCTCGTTCCATAGTTTTTCATTAGTACAAGTAACTAAATCTGCTTCTCTAATGTGATTAATGATTTCTTGTGTTGGGTAAACACTCTCTAAAATATGCGACCTATCTAATATCCAATAATCATCAATATCGCAAATCATTTTAAAGCCATACTTCTTCCTTTTCTCTAAAAGAGTTTCCAGATTAGTTCCTGCAATAAAACGATTAAACAAAAGAATATCGAAGTTTTCTTCTAATACTTCATCCGTTAAAGTATCTGTAAAGAAAGCATAAGTTTTCTCTAAATAGTAAATCGGTAGCATTAATCGGTGATAACCAACTCCGCTTCCTTGTGTTGTTAAAACAAGTATTCTCATTTTTTAGGTCTGCCTCTTTTTTTCTTTACTTCTTCGATTGTGTTTTGGATAACCTCTGTTTGCACTTTCTGTTGTGCAACTTCAATATTATTT